AATTACAGAACATGTGTTTGTAATAATGAATGTAAATGTTATAATAGACACATAGGGCACATGCTATGGCATGGGGCACACAAAAATAATTTGAGAAAGGGGCACAGAGGGCACAGCATATGGCTATGACAGCAGAGGCAAAGAAATTGAGAGCAGCATACATGCGTGAGTGGAGAGCTAAAAACCCTGGCAGACAGAATGAAATAAACAACAGGTGCTGGGAAAGAAAAGCACAGGCACTCAAAGAGCAGCAAGAGACAGCCCAGAAAGCAGAGGGTGAGGCAGTATGAGCAAGTATGTTACATGCCCAGACTGTGGCGCAAATTTAGATCCTGGCGAGCAGTGCGACTGCAAGCACAATACTGTGGATAATGGAGCAGCAAGCAACGTATTTGTGCGCACAAATACAGAAATGCACAGCCAGAGCCGTGCACTTTTGGGCAGAGCCCAAACCCACATGAGGACAGCTTGACATGGCAAAGGCAGCAGAATTGAAAGACGAAAAAATCATTGCAGCACTGCTTGAGTGTGGCAATGTTACTGCTGCCAGCAAAAAGTGTGGAGTGAGCACTTCTGTTATATATCGCAGACTAAAAAAGCCAGATTTCGCAAAGCAGTATGCCACAGCCAGCAGAGATTTACTGAAAGCACACACAGCTGCTTTGCAGTGTGCTACTGGTGAGGCAATACAGACACTGCGAGACATTATGACAGATAAACAAAACGCACCCAGTGTGCGAGCAAGCGCAGCTGCAGAGCTGTTGCGCAATAGCCTTAAGTTTACAGAGACTGTGGACTTGATAAACGAAATTGAGGCACTGGAAAGTGAGGACATGGACACATGAGAGCAGACCTGGCACAAAGAGTGGCTGCGATTAAATCAAAGCGACAGAAAAAAGCTGCCAGCCGTGAGCTCGTGGCTGCTGTGGATGTGTGCAAGCACATTGCACCTGTTTACCATTCCTTACATGATGACATTCAAAACAATGCACATAAGTATTACAACCTACCAGGCGGCAGAGGCAGTGGCAAGAGCTCTACTGTGTCGCTTGAGATCGTGGACGGCATAAGCAAAGACACAACAGGCATGAGCAATGCAATCATATTCCGCAAAACAGCTGCCACAATGCGAGAGAGTGTGTACAGCCAAATAGGCTGGGCAATAGATACACTGGGCTTAAATAATCTGTGGCGAGGCTCTGTAAACCCTATGTGCTACACATACATACCCACAGGCGCACAGATTGTCTTTCGTGGACTTGATGACAGCACCAAATTGAAATCAATCAAGCCAAAGCGTGGCACATTCCGCTTTATATGGTTTGAGGAATTCTGCGAGCTGCCAGGTGAGAATTTTTGCAGATCGATTATGCAATCAGTGCAGCGTGGCGGCAGTAATTTTGTTGTATTCCGCACATTTAACCCACCTTTAAGCATGAATAACTGGGCGAATGTATATGTGAGCAAGTATGATCCACGAGCACTCACACTGCACACAAACTACACAGACATGCCAGCAGAGTGGCTGGGTGATGATTTTATTTACGAGGCAGAGAGGCTCAAAGAGGTAAACCCACGAGCATATGAGCATGAGTACATGGGCGAGGCAATCGGCAGTGGTGGTGAGGTATTTCCAAACATTACTGTGCGAGAAATCACGGACGCAGAAATCAAGCAAATGCAGTACATATACTGTGGCATTGACTTTGGTTTTGCTGTAGATCCTGTGTGCTTTATCCGTGCTGCTTATGACAGCAAGAAAGACACTATTTATTTGATTGATGAAATATACCAGCGACACATGAGCAACACACAGCTGGCAGAGGCAATCAAAGCAGCTGGCTATGATAAATCGCTTGACCCAGCCTATGTGTCTTACTTTGGCAGCCCTGGCGGACGGCTGGAGCAGCCCAGACAGCCTATTGTTTGCGACTGCGCAGAGCCCAAAAGTATAAATGACTTGCAACAGGCTGGCTTGAAAGCATACGGCTGCAAGAAATTTCCAGGCTGTGTTGAATATCGCATTAAATGGCTGCAAAACAGGCAAATTGTCATAGATCCAAAACGGACACCAAATGCACACAGAGAGTTTGTTTCTTATGAGTACATGACAACCAAAGACGGAGAGTTTTTAGCGGATGTGCCAGACAAAGACAACCACAGCATAGACGCACTGGCATATGCGCTGGACAGGCTTATTTACAACACAAAAGGGCTGGCAGCCTAAAAAGAAAGGAGAGAGCAGAGACATGGCATATTTACTCATTCACTGCGAGACATGCGGCGGACACTGGGAAATGTACCACAGAGGCGACATTTACGACAAAGAGCAGAGGACTTGCCCACACTGTGGCGAGAAAATCAGCCGCCAGACGTGGGACAAATTCATCATACCAGCACTGGGACAGGTAATGGACGCAAACACAGAGCTGTTAAAAGACCACATGAGCACTCACACGGCTTTGTTTACGTTTGATGTAATAGCAGACCATTTATACGCTAACAGAGCCATACAGGGCACACCAGAGCCCACAGAGAGCACATGCCCACTCATGGACATGCTGCAGAACATTTCTAATTAAGTGTATAGCAATAAATTCAAGTAGAAAGGTGAAACATGACAGGTAAACGACATGGACATACCAGAGACAGAGTGGAAAACAGACGAACAGGGCAAGCGGTACAGAGAAGTAGGCAACCACATGCGAGAGTATGAAATGATGATCCATACAGAGGCTGGCTACATTCCGCAAAGCCAGCTGGCAGACTTTCAGAAACGCAGCAGAGAGGCTGCAGAAAATAGACGCAGAGCAGAGCTTGAGGCAAAGAGAAATGAGCCCACAGCACAGTGCCCATTTCGCAGTGGCATGAACACAACATGTAAAAGTGATTGCTCATTCTTTGCAGATCCTGGCTGCAGACTTGCGGCACACAATGCCATACAGGACACACAGGGCAAACAGTGTGTCTTTACTGGCAGAAAGTGCGAGAGCACATGCGCAATGTATAAAGGCGGATGTACATTGCCACCATTACCCATAACAAATAAAACAGAAAGGACATAAAAAACATGGGAAAGTATAAGACATACGCAGACAGAGTGGACACACTCGCAAGAGAGGCATTTGCAAAGGTAAAGGACGCAACAGCGGCACTTGAGAAAGCAGAGAGACAGGCGGCAGCATATCCACAGCGCAATGGCATGGTTGACGCAGACTATTACGCAAAGAGTGCAAGAGCAGCTGCAGACCTGGCAGAGGCAAAGCAGAATTACACAGCCGCTTTGCGTGGTATTTCTGCATTAAATGAGCAGATACAAGGCATACGCAGAGAGCTGGCAGCACAGATCGACAAAGACAACAGAGCAAACCCAGAGGCTGTGGACACAGCAACACTGGAGCTGTTAAAGAGTGGAATTCTCAAAGAGAGTGATTATGTGGGCTTGCTTGAGAAATACAACGACAATTTAACCATGACAAGGCTCATTAAAAAGCACATTGAGGATGACGCAAAAATCATGGGCGACACACCAGCCAGGCAGCATTTAATGGGTTTGGCTTTATCCGTGAACACAGACAGCGCAGCACTGCAGAATTTTGACGTGCTGGCGGATGTATGCCACAGAGCAGAGCACAACACCAGAATGATTGACAGCTACGAGACATTAACAGCACAGGCGAGAGCCAACATGTAACAAGCAAGGCATGCGAGGGATGCCATAGCACAGCCTTGCTTGCTTGTGGTGGTTATTCCTTTACACTGCAAGAGTATAGGCTATACGGAAAGAACAGCAGAAAGTGTACATATCTGCTGTTTTTTTCTGCTTATGTTATCGGGCACAAAATATGCACATTGACACATAGTAACACTATTGCTATTATTAAGCTGTATGTAAATGTAAATGTAACAACCACAGCACAAAGTGAGGTAATGAGCATGTATACAGCAGTAATGAAAGAGCAACCACAGGCGGCACAGATCCTGGCATTATCACCAGCAACACAGCTGCAATTTAACATGGCATGGTTTGCAGAATTCGTTTCTTA